TCCTCTTGTTAATTGTAATAATTTATCCATCTGTGCCTTGATAATTGGTGCTCTATTTGGCCAATGTATGTACGGTTCATTGGATTTTGAAAGATTAAATAAAAAAGGTAATACTATCTTTTCAATCTCTTTAAATCTTTCTGCTGTATCAGCATTCTGTACTTCCTTTGTAAGGCTATCTTTTTCTGCTACAATTTGCATAACCTCATTCATAGCAGATTTAATATCAGATACATCTGATTTGATTTTTGCTAGTTCTAATGCGTCAGCACTTGATTCACTTTTTATTTCCTCGGTTGGTTTTTTAGATACAGGAGTGAAACCATAATCTACATCGGTATCAAACTCCCTCATAAAATCAGGTATGTCCGTCATTAGTTTTCTCCTTGTTTAGGTAGGTGCAATGAGCGGATTGACTTATTAGACTCTGGTATACGACCGTTGTTGTTCAGTTGCTCGCTCTGCACCCCTATATTATTTATTTTTTGCATTTTGTCTAGCCCGGTGTTTTTTAATTACTTGCTCAGTTTTAACTTCTTTAATTGATTTTTTTCTGTGCTCTTGAGCAAAAGCACTTTTAGGATGTGCTTCCGCAATCTTTGATTGCACTTCTTTCCAACCTTGATCTGACTTAAAAGATATACCACTAACACCTCCAACAATATTTAATTTAGTTATTTGTTGTTTGATATGTTTATTTTTTTCAAGGTATTCTTCCATTTCAGAAATTGACATCATGTCGGTAAATTCTTTACCTGTCTTAACATTTTTAAATGAATATAAGGGCATTTTATTTTAATGATAGATGAAATAATAATTGATTAGTTGCTAAAAGCATATCTTCTAATATACTTTCTAAATCCATTTGACCATCAACTTCTTTGGCCATTTGATTAATTCTATCTGCTGTTTTTTGTACTTCAGATTTTACAATATTAATATCAGCATAGTTATTAATACCAGGTCTTAATTCAGCACTAAACTTAATTCTTTCATTAGTTTTACCTTGTAGTGTTTCAACAAACTCATCATTTAATTTATTAAAGTTTGTATAGTATTCACCTAATGATTCATGCTCTGAATACGATTCTGTTTGCCAATGATATGATTGAATATCATTTAAAAAGTTAATGTTGTTTTGTATAAAATTTATCATAGAATTATTTATCTTTCAATATCCTTCCGTAATTAGGCCAACCAAATTTGTCTGGCGACTCATCTATATATCTCCATCTTATCGCACCTGTGTTAGGATTTCTTTCGTATATTTTAGGTCGCTCTGTCTTTTTTTTGTTTTTTTTGTTCATTTTTTACTCCTTCAGCAAACCACTCTGGCATTTTAGCAGGTGATTTCCATGTAGCAAATCTTTGTTTCTTCATTATATAGTATTTACGATAAGACGCAACTACGTCACCTGGTATTTTACACTCATCTGGCATTGCTGGTGTAGCGTCTGTACCAATCACATCAACTTTAGCATTTTCAGGTGGGTGTTTAAGTATATCACCTAATTTTTGAATAGTTAAATGGTCCTTTGTATGATTGTATCTTAACTTGTATTCTTCGTTAAGTGCCATCATGTGTTTATATAGCCATATGTAATTATATGCTGATTGTAATACCCATTGTGTAGATGGATGGTTTAACCAACCTGCTTTGTAAATGATCGCCTCTTCATTTGAGTTATCAAGTTTCCATCTTTTAATATTTCTACCGTTCTTTGTCTTTGCCATGTATTCTGTACCATCAAGTACACGTTTAACAGTACACAACATTTGAGCAGACTCAAGTATCATTTTGACCACATGTTTATCTAAAAGCATTTTAGCAGCTTTCACTGGATCCTTATCAACATAAAATATATTCATTAATGTACTAACCTCCTCATTACATAATCTTTCATATTATATTCATTTGCTAAATCCATCATCTTATTATACCACATAGATTTGATTTCATCTGAAGCAGCATTAGCACATGCTTTTGCTAAATTATCTAATCTATGTTTTTTTGGATTTTTTAGTCTTTTTATATCATCAATTGTCATCATAGTATATATTATATATCATTTAAACATAAATGTCAAGCATTATTTCTTGTCATTCCAATCATAAATTTGACTTAATTTAAGTCTTATTTCTTCTGGATCACCACCAAACTCTTTAGCAAGTGTTTTGAATGGTTTAAGTCGTTCATTTCGACCTTCTAGTATTTCAATTCTTTTTTTTAACTTTTCTTTTTCGTCTATTTTTGAAGATTCTTTTTTACTCTTCCATTGACGTAGTGAGATATTAGCGGCAATTAGAAGTAACACAGCAAGAGGATCAAATACAAATATGAGTATTAGTATAACAATTCTAACTGCACTATCAAAATTATTTTCAGCGTTTTCACCATATATTAGCTCTGCCACATATTTGATAGGTCCTACTTCAGCTTCTATTTTATTTTGTTCTAAACTTAATACACCTTTTTCTTCAGATAGTTTAGCAATCTCGTCACTTGCTTCTTTGATTGCCATATTTAATTCTATTCTTTCAGGCTCTTGTTTCTTTCGTTCTTTTAAACCTCTTGTCACATATTCTTTATCAATATAAACTTCTAATGCTTTATCTAATAAATTTATTGTATTTTGTGATCTATCTATAATGAGTTGTTGTGATTTAATTTGATTGTCTAATAGTTCTATTTTTATATTATTACTTGAAGTTGGTTTAACTTGATCTAAATGTGCCTTCGATAGAAAACCAAAAATGCCCATTGAAGTTATGAATATTAATATTATAATCGCACCAAATAAATATAATTTTAATAATCGTGGTACATCTTCATTCCAATTATTATACAACCAACTAGCTGCTACTAACTTACCTACTTCTAAAGCTGAACCCATAGCAATAATAGGTATTACTGCACCTGCAAATAATGTTGCTAATCCTATGATAGAATAACCTGCTGCAATTACAGATATACTTATAGCTGATAAGAAAGTTAACAGTGTAAGAAACATGGTATTATTATTTATCGTTTAAATACTTTTTTTTATACCATTTATAAAAAAGTTTATCTGTAAAGATTTCTGCTATTTCACTGGCAGGTACTTGATCACTACGAATACAATCAGCAACATCTTGGTAGTCAGTTATATCGACTTTGCGTGTCATTTTTTTATTCATGCTATTTTCTCCTATAGTAATTAAAAGTCTTCTTCTTTTTTCGTTATTAGAGCACATCATCTGGTAATTTATCTGCTTTAAATAAATCATCTAATGGTGATGGTTCTCTTTTTGGTTTTGGTTTTATTGCTTGATATCCAATAATATAAGCAATCATCATAACCACTACTGTTATTAATATACCTAATACACCCATCAATAATCCGTATTGTAATGTCATTAATTGTACTCCTTTCTTATTTTATTTAATAAACTTTTTATTTTAATAAAATAATTTTTATCACTTGCATATGCGTCAAGTGTTTCTACTAATATAAATGGATCATCAATACCATCTTTTATTAATCTTCTATAATTTTTATAAGCACTATGATTATTTAATGTTGTAATATAATCCAACACACTATCACATTCATGTTGATATACTTTAACACCCCATTTTTTAGGGTTATTAGATGGCAACATGTGTGGTTGTTTTAAATTATATGTACGAATTCCAAATAAGTTTTTACCTACTTTGGCAAATCTACTCATACCCCAACCAGATTCTAAAGCAGCTTGTGCTACTAATAGTTCTAAATTGACTTTATTAATATCATTGTAAAAATGAATATACTCAACACACATTTTAACATTATCTATAAACAATTGATTACTATTGTGTTCAAAGTCAGGTAATGATGGCACAGCAGCTTCTGCTCTTTGTTTACCATCAAGTGTATATCCGTACCATACAAATGACATTGTTGTAACTACTACAACAAACATCATAGTTTTAATAAAAACTTTAAATTTTACCATCTTTAATTGCCTTTTTCAAGTCTTTTAAAGTTTTCTTTTTATCAATAGTAACAGCATACCATTTATATCTTACTTTATGTTCACTACTAGGACCAAATGATGGCACATCATATTCTCTATTAAATACAATCAATTTTTGTAAGTATAATTCAACAAGATCATCTAGTATTTTTTCACTATGATTTTTAGGTACTGTAGCAGTTTTCCAATAGCCTTTACCCTTTACAACCTCTTGTAATATGTCTTTGTGTTTTTTCAATAGTTTCATTATATACCTTTCTTTACATAGTATTCATAACCGTGTTCTTCAAACTTCTTTTGAATAAACACAAGTTGGTTATTATCTAAAAGTTCTCTATAACCTTTAAATATCTTTTTACTGGTTCTACCTGGAAAGTTATTTAGGATATCTTTGTGTAAATGTCCTGTATAATATAGTTCCCACTCACCTACGTTGTTTTGTAAAACATAATCAATTATGTTTATACCTTTTCTAATTTGTTGTTTTAACCAATCGTCAACATGGTTCTTTCCACCTTTACTCATAATATAACTTTCTTCTTTCTATAGTTGTAAACCAATATAGTTTACTTTTGGTGAAAAGGACCAGAACACATCATTGTGATTTCCTGTATCACCTAGGTTTTGCATTTGATACAAATGTACCATTTCATGGACTAAAGTGTCCAAGAAATCTCTTTTTTCTGGATAGGCAGGCAACATTTCTAATTGATATAATCTAGTTCCTGTTCTTTTCCATTCAAACGTCACAACTTGACCTACACACTTCTCCCTTGTCAGGTCTTTAACTTTTACTTTACCGAACGGTGAAAGTTTGCCGTCAAATATGGCGTTGTTTAATTCTTTAAAATAGTTTTTTATGTCCTTGTAAGTGGTTTTATATTTTCTTTTAATAGAAAACTCTCTCTTTAATTTTCGTTTAAGTCTTGTAGCTTTTAATTTTCTGGTTGTCTTACTCGGCATTTTTCTTTCCTTTAGTTATTACATCCATCATTCATACCACCATTTTCTAATAACTTACATTTGTACTTTTCATCAGCCTTCATTCTTAAATTAGCAGCAACACCATCTAAAATAGCAGGCAGATAAACTTGCATAATGTTAATCATATCAATCGCATAATTATGGGCAAGAGTCTGTAACTCTTTTTCTAATATAGCGGTTGTATCAATATCTGTACCTTTAATAGTTTCAGATATAATATGACCTACAGTAGCAGTTGTTTTATCATCGGCCTTAACAACATTAAATATTGACCAAGACCAGATATAAACAAAAGCAAGAAATAATGTAAATAATGATTTTCTCATTACTGCACTCCATAATATATTACTTCATCAACATTGTCAGCATGAATATCTAATAAATTCACGTTGTCAACTTTTAATATATCGTTAGCAGCAGTTTCTTTTGTAATCAAGTTTTGTTTAACTTGTAATATAATCTTATCAACTGCATTTTCAGCTTCGTTAGTATAGTACGTTTTAACTTTTGACATAGTGTTTTCTCCTTTTATTGTTTTCATACTGCTACTATATCAGATACAGTATAAAATACAAGCAAAATCGGACACTCAAAAGCCGTTTTTTATGTTATAAATCAAAGGAAATATAGGGTGTGACAAGTTAACAAGTAAATGTTCTACTTTTGTTCTACACCCTATAGTTGAATACTATAGAATCACTCTATAATTATTTATATTAAGCGGTTTTGTAATCTTCGTTCCAACCAAATGCCTCTTTAACAACTGCGTCTGTAAGACCCTTATACCTCTTGTTGAGTGTCTTCTCTTTAACTGCGATCATAAGAGCAGCATCGTCTTTGTGTAAACCCTCAAGCATTTGTATAAACATAACTTCTTTTTTAGTTTTAGATAGTTTTCTATCTGCACCTTTTACAAAGTGCCATAGTTTTCTAGCTTCTGTGAATAAGGTTGTATGTTCAGTACCAGCTGGTGCGTCATTTTCTTTGTACGGCGGTGTACCTTCTGGTAAATCCCATTCAATTTTTGGATCAAAAGCACCTTTTAATACTTGTCTTAATGGTACTGATCCGTTAGATTTTAAAACCTCAATCTTTTTTGATTTGTCTTTAGCGTTGTTTACTTTGGTTAGAATTTCGTGTAACAATGGAGCAGATGATCCTGCATATTGCATATTCATATTAGATGTGTTTGTTGGCATATTGCCCTCCTCATTTTGTTATGTAAGTGAGGCCAGTAACCCGACCTCACTTTTATTTATACGTGTGAGAAATTACGCATTATTATATGCGTACGGAGTACCATATAGTTTTTTAATACCAGCAGCGATAATCGCTTTTGTAGGAACACCCATTCTGTAAGATGTACCTTTAGAAGTTTTATTGATATAGATCATATTTCCTTCTGATCTTAAAGTATCAATTAATGCTCTTGGTGAACCTAAATCAAATCTAGTTCTTAAAGTTTTCCAAGCAACTGGAGCACCTTTTGACAAAAGGTTCATAACTTTAGTTCTTTTTGATAAAGTTTTTCTACCTCTTGTAGATGTTTTTTTTGTTTTTTTTACTACGAATAATGAATCAAACATTATTTTCTCCTTTTATTTTGGCATTATTATATAAGTTATTCAAATTGCCAATTTTAATAACTATCCCAAAGTGCTTTATGGAATTCTTAAAATTTTTCATAATCAATTGTTATTGCGTATAAGTCTTTTCCTTTACCCCTAGTAGTTACAGATTTATCTACTCTTGGTTGAAAGGGGTGTTTTAATTTTAATTGTCTCATTAATAGTGATTTTAATGACTCTGTGAAAAATTTATAATCTTTTAAAAACATTTCATTCGATAAATCTAATCCTTCATCTTTTAATTGTAATAAAATTTGTTTTGTTATATCTTCACTTATGGCTTGAACATATACTTTATTATGTTCGACTCTTATTATTTCTTCTCTTTTTTTATCCAGTTGTTGCTGTTCAGGTGTTTTTCTTTGTTTAGGTAACTTAGGAAACAATATTACATTATCTTTTGGAGTATCAACCATCATTATTACTTTACTAACTCGCCTTTAAAATTACATAAACCTTTATCAGTATAATACTCTAACAACTCGTTGTATCCACCTATGTGTTTTTCATCAATTATAATTTGAGGCATAGTTCTTACTTGTTTACCTACAGCTTCATATAGTTCATCAGGTGTTGTAAAGTCTTTACCAAACATCTTTTCTTCGTATTTAAAACCTAATTTCTTAATTAAGTGTTTAGATTTATCACAAAATATACAATTAGGTTTTGAATATATTATTATATTGTTAGTTGACATTTTCATTCTCTACTATTTCTACATCATCATATGCCTTTTGAGCAAGTTTCTTTAACTCATAAGCGTCAACAACTGTAGCAATAGAATAGTTATACATTTTATTAAATTCACCAAGAGGTAATCTTAAACCAATCCAAGCACGATAGTAGTTAGTATTTGTTAATGTAACCTCTTGAGCAAAGACTTCATATCCTCTTACAGGTGTCTCTTTAATTTGATTAACTAAAGCGGACTCAACATCGGATACAATACTTTTTTGATTTGTTTTACCAAGTTCAGTTACAAATATTTTTAACTTTTTATTCATTTCACCTTGAATTATATCAGCCATTTCTGCCTTAGCAATCATTTTTGCCTTATCTATTGCAAGTTCTAAAGATGGTGAAACTGCGGTACCAACGCCATAGATACATTGTTTATTTTTAGTTTTACCAAAACGACTTTTATCACAAGCCTTACTTTCAGTAATATCTGCCATGTACCAAGCAGGTACTTTTTTAACTGAATTATTACCTTCTTTTTTAATTTTGTATGTACTATTAGCACAACCTGTAAGAATTAGTCCCACAGTACCTATAACAACATATTTTATATACTTATTCATCTATTTTTTCCTTCACATTATTAATCACATTATATACTATTTTTTTTGTTTTGTCAACAGCCTGTGATTTATTAACTATTGCAACAAAAGGGTCCCAAGTAAAAGCTATAATAATCCATGCAAATACTAAGGTAATCATTGTTTTTATCATTTTATAATCTCCCATTTTCCTGTAGGTTTTAAACATACTGTACCAGGTCTTTTAAATAAAGAGTCTGGTTTAGCATACTTTCTACAATAGAGAGGTGCATTGACATCTCTATAGTAAAATTCAGCAAACAACTCCCAATAACCAGGTTTTCTGGCCCTCTCTAACTCAATTTCTTTTTTAAGTTTTTCTATTTCTTCATTTTTTGTTATACCGAATTTAGTATCTGCACAATGCAATTCTTCTTTTTTTATAATTTTATCATCTTTTTGTTTTATAACTACAGTTACAAAGCACCATTGACCATCAGGAGTGACCCATCGGTCTTTTACTTTTTGACTCATAACATCTTCATCTGTGGTTACTTTAAATGTTTCTAATCCTGTATTCACCTCTACTACACTTGTTTTTTTGAAAACGTCTTTATTTAAATCACAATCAACACAAGCAAATGCTATACTTAATATACCTGGTAATAACAGTAATACTAAAAATATTAAAAATAAAACTCTTTTTTTATTCATTATTGTATTTGCACTCTTCCGTCAGGCATTATACAAGCAACGCCAAAATCTGTTTTTCTAACTGGTCCACTGCTTGCCCATGCAACTGGCCAAGATGGTTCAATATTAATTGTTGATTCATAATTTCTACACTTAATAGGACCTCTGTACCACGTTCTTGTTGTTTTTATAATACCTGAATTTTTTGTCTTTGGATTATACCAATTTGTAATATTAGGTTTATTAGGTGCACCAATTAAATGATCTACAAAATAATGTTTATGTGTATTGAAGTCATCATTCCATATTTGATCTGCACCGTGAGCTGCCCCAGCAACTGCACAAGCAGCAATTATCTGTGGATCGTTTACAATACTAGTACAAGTACCGCCTGCTGTTAAAGCACCTAAACTTGCACCACTAGTAGATACAACGGTATCTCTAGTGGCACAATTAGAGAGCAACAACAAACAACTAATTAAAAGTAATTTCTTCATCATTTTCAAGTTTTAATTTTTCTTTTAATTCTTTCTTTTTAAGTTCTTCTTTTTCTTTTTGTTTTTCAGTCATTTCTTCTAAATGTTTTTTGTATTTGTATTCTTGTAAACTCATACCGAACACTTTTTTATAAAAGTGATCGACTGGAACTGGTGAAGAATATGCAAGTATTAAGTTATCAAAATTGACATCTAAATGTCTATACATCTTCGGATTTGATTTTTTTGCAACTTTATGTGAATTTAGTAGTTGTAATCTATTTGTAAACACATCTTCATACGGTTGACTTTTAGTTGATTGTTGCAAATCTTTTTCTTTTGCAATTTTAAATTCGTCAAATAATATTTGTTTATCTATCATAGTGTTGTCCTTTTGTTAAGTTAATAATCATTTATGTACTAATACTATCACAATTAAATGTAAAAGTCAAGCGTTAAATAAGTCAATAAAATCAACGTTTTAATAAGAACAAAGTAAGAACATTTGATCTATAGTATTATTGATTCTACTTATCATACGGAGAATTGTCGTTACCTATTAGTTTACAGGTCGCCTGAATATCATCTATTAGATGACTTATCTCTGCATCCCTTTCAGGTGTCTTTAAATTATTGTATTTCAAATTGTAAAGTTTATCTGATTGAGACTTTAAACTGTCAATCTTTTTACAAAAATCACTAATCTTGTGTAACATTATCTTTTATCTTTGTAAATAAAGCTTTAATCTTTGCCCAATTCTTAGCATTTTGTTCTTTACCTTTTTGCCAAGAAGTTTTTTGATATTCTTTTATATTACTTACTTCGTTGACAACAAAGCTTTTTACTTTTGTGTCTATTGTTTCATCACTCTTTGCCATAGTGGCCGTCATTATGGCAACTATAGATAACATCATTAATGTTTTCATTATATTTTCCTTCCCATTGATTTGAAATCTTTAGCATCAACAACCTGATAACCGCCTTTATTATATGCTATAGATATTGTTTTACCTTTAGGTAAACTTGTAGAATAATATCGTCTATAAGTATTACCAACTATTCTATCACTTGTTGATATAGAATCTCTTACTTTGAATATTGAAGTATCTAAAGGTTTAGGCACTCTTTTTGATTTGATAATTTGACCTGTTTCCACATTTATATTAAGACCTAATGTGGCTAACCATTTATTATATTGTGATTTCACTAATTCTAATTGTTTTCTTTTAATCAATTTTTTTGACATTTTATTATTATTACACATTTTAATCAATTTGTCAATAGTCTATATTTTACAGTAATCAAAGTATTTAATAGTGCCTTCTACATAACCATATTTTTTATCTTTCACTTTAGGATTTGTAAACATAGTGTTAGCATCACCTGACTTATAACCCTCTTTATGTGACAATGTAATATGAGCAGCACCTTTATCACTTCTTTTTATTTTTTTATTACTGTCTAATAAAAACATATCTTTTACCCAATATGCGTCAATGTGATTATTTGCTCTGTAACCATTGATCATTGCACCAACTTTTTTACCCACAAGATTTTTATACTTTTTAAAAACCTCAACACTTGGTTTAAAGGCAAGTGTAATATGATCCGATACTAACACACTCATTGTAGCATTTTTTTTAACTGCGTTACAACTTTGTTTATCTAAAGCAATAGCAAAATAACCATTATACATTATTTACCTCTTTTTTCCTCTGCAACTAATTGAATAGCAATATCAACATCCGACTCTTCTTTTTCTGATAAAGAAACCTCATCTGAATATTGATCAATTTCTACAAGACCATCATCTTTAGCAAACTCTACATCTTCATAAACTACTTTACCCATATATTCAGTTTTAGCACTATCTGAATAATTAGCGTCTATCATATATGTTTGAACACCCTCAGTTTCATCTGTAATTTCGGCATTAATCATTGAATGATTTACACCACCATGTTCTACGAATTTATTATCTGCATCTTCTTGGCTGTTTGCCAGAACTTCCTGTTCTACTACTAAAGTATAGTATCTCTTTTGTCTATAAAGATTTTTACCTAAGTCTTTGTCTGTGTATATTATATTTGTTTCTACTGTCATAGTGTCCTCCTAATTTAAGTTGTATATGTAATTTGGGTCTTTCTTTTTAGTTTTATAATTCTTTGTAAAGTCGGGATCAAAATCTTTTCTGAAGCCTTGTCTGCCATTATACAACTGACCAAAGTCATTGAATAGGTTGTCATCACCTGCAGCCGTTTCTGGACCGAATACATCTGCATATGTTTGATAGTATTCGTCTGGATATACTATCTCAATGCCAGTAGCGCCTGTGAAATTAGTAGCGTCTTCTCTATACGTCTTGTTCGCATAGGCTTTGAATTTAAGTAATTGTTTTCTATAGAATTTAATTTTATCTATAGGTACATTTCTGTAAATAGTAGCTGAAGACCAAAACGTATCATATTCTGATTCTGGATCAACATATTCTCTTTTGTAAACGATATTAAAACTTTTAAAGTATTCTTTTGTCATATACGTATATACTATATGAAAAATAGCTAAAAGTCAAGCATAAAAAATGTTGATTTTACTAGGTTTTTTGGGGTATAAGTGTGCTATTCTGACGCACTTTTGACTGATTTTTGATTATTTCCAGTAATCTTTGATCCATTTACCAGAATCATACTTCATAGCATAGTCAGGATTAGGGTGTCCATGAAATACACATATCATGGCATTCTTTTTTAAGGGATGATCTTTAGGTTTATACTTTTCATATTTCTTAGGTTGACCTCTTTCAGGCCATTTAAATGAATAAGTCCATTCATCAGGCATAAATTGTGTATCATCAGCATCAAATAGCATGTCTGTTAGCACATTTTGATCGCCATGCATTTTGTCGTATTTGTTTTTATCTTTTATATAATTATCAAATATAAAACTATGCCATTTTAAATTATATTTAATTACACTTGAATTGATTGTCGTTGTAGGTTGACCAAAGTCTCTAATAACACAAAATTTTCTTTCATCAAAACTATTAAAAAATTTGTCTAATTTATTTAATATAACTACATCTAAATCCATATAAAGTATATCACCTTCTATCTTTAATTGTTTATTAAATAAATGCATTTTGTTCCACCAGCTGTTCATTACTGGTTTAGGCACATCAATTATTTTTATATTTGAATTAAAATTTTGACCTCTATTATCTGTTA